GTCAATTTCAGCTGTTATTTCATATGCCAAAACGTCCATCATTTCTTCTTCAAGATTAAGACCATGCATAGCTCTTAAATCCTGTGCAACCTCAACTGACCAACGACTTTTCAACTTACGAGTACCAGCTTCAACCTGATCTTTCTCGATTGTCATTGACAACTCACGGATACCTTGACCATCACCAATACCAAGTCCACCACCGATGCCTGGATAATCGTTAGGTGCTGTACCAGAATCAGCAACAGTATTTGAACCAAGGGCTTCACCTTGTCCACGGTCAAAACCATAGGTGTCTGTTACTGGGCTACTTGCAGTAGGTGCAAGTGTTGAATTACCAGAGTAGTAAGGATCAATAGTATTGTACCCTACTTCTGTGTTTTTTGCCCCTGCATATGTCTGGTCAGCTCTGTATCTAAGTGCAAAAGCCAATCCAACTGGAGCAGTAAGTGGTTGAACACCAACTACTTCATGTGCAAGAAGGTTAGGGAAAGTACGTCTTACCATTGGGATAGCAATTTTGAAAAAATCTGCATCTCCATCAGCTTGGTAGTTTACCTGACCTTGGGATGTTCCTACGTCACTGCCTGGTGACCAAGTTGTTCCCTCAGACAACATATCACTTGTCATACGTCCATTAGACACATATGCAAGTTCATTCTCAAGCATAACCGCAGTTACTTTCTCTACGTGCTTGTTAGTAATTGGTGTACCTTCTTTAAGAATGTCACCCCAATTATTTACTAAAGTTTTTACATTTACTTTTTCCATTATATTTTTCTCCTGTTAATCGGTTTTCAAAGAATTCAACCAAATGTTCTTGTAAGATGCCCAAGGACTACCTGACTCGTTCAAAGTTGACTCATTTACATCATCTTCTTTGTCTTCTTTGTCTTCTTTGTCACTACCATCATCATCACCATCATCATCGGATTCTTTGACTTTACTCATTTTCTTACCGCATTCAGGGCATGTAGTGTCTCCACCCTCTTTGATGGTTTCTTTATTACCACATTCTTCACACTCAAAATTTGATGTCTTTTCATCATCACTTTCGTTCATGATTTTAAGTGAATTAAGAATGGTTTTGTATTTTTTATCAATATTTTCTTTGATAATTTCATCACCTAAAAGGTCAATGACTTTTTTCTTTTGTGACTCTGTAAGTCCGTCACATTTCTTACGAATATAAAGTTGTGCTGCCATTTCAGACGCATCTTGTTCAAGTTCAAGAACCTGACCAGTACTTTCGTCAACTTTACCACGAAGACTGATAATTTCATCTTTGGCTTCAGATAACATATCTTTAACTTCATTTGAAATCATACCTTCATCAATAGCAAGACGGGTTTTAAATTGTTCAATCAAATCTTGATACAATTCGCCAAGTTTGGCAAAACGTACAACATTTTCAGGGATAACCATTTCTTCATCAAGAATGTTATCAACAAAGTTAGAAAACTTAGAAGTTACACTATCCTTGTATGTTGTGAATTTTTCTTCATACTCTTCAACAAGGGCTTGTTTTTTATCTTCAACAAGTTCCTCTACCTTACTCTCAGCAATATCTTGAGCTTTCAATTCGATCACTGTCTGTAAGGTTTCTTTCAATTCTGTTTGCTTTGATTCATCAAGTTTCTCGATGCCAAGCATTTCAAAAATTTTATCCATATTATTGAAACCTCTCTAAATATTTCTTATAGAGTTTTCACAAGGACTCTATTAACCTTAAATTCTACATATATTTATAGTATCATTAGATATTATTAACCAGTAACGAATATCATTGGTTTATCAACGAATATTAAATACTGTTAATAATACTGTCTATAAGATTTTTCTGATACTTAAACAGTTCTGATTGTGCTTCCTCAATACTAAGTTCAGTATCAATATTAAAAGTTTTACCTTCCAAGATACCATTAATGAATCGAGAGCCTGGATTACTTGCATCAGAAACAGCATCAATGGTGATTAGATTGTAATCATCATTAACTTTACCTGACTCATTCACAGTCCCTAGACCTCTTGTACTGACACCAATATTACCCTCTTTAACAAGGGTTTTTAAAATATCACCCTTTGGTGTATCAAGGATCTTGGCTTTTCCGTAGACATCATTACCTTTCCACTCAAGACTCTCAATAATCATTGCTACATTATCAAGATTAATTTCTGAGTTTTCTGGATGCCCTAACTCACCCCATGATGACTTAGTGTTTATTTTCTCTGAGACAAACTTCTTAACCTCTCGTTCAAGAATGTTTTTGTCATAGATTCTACCATTTGCATTTTTAGTCTCTGCAGATGCAAAGATACCAATCATGTATGGTGTTTTTGATTTACTTTCCCACAATTCAATCTGGTTAAAAGTTTCAGTTATAAGATTCAGTTTTTTCATAATACTCCTTATTCGTCTTGTTCACCGTTATCATCGGTATCCCCATCATCAGTATCGGTATCACTAACACCTTCAATGGGATCGTTCTCTAGGGATAATTTGTCTTTAAGATGGTCATTGACCGCCTTTCTGATTTCAGACCTCAAATCATCTTCTGATTCTGCGTATCTGTCGTCCACAAATTTATCGAATGCCGTTACAATTTTATCACTATCCATTTTATTCTCCTTTAAGTTCTATTTTTACTTATGTTAAAATTCATCCTGTGGCAACAATTCCTTATCTTTCTTGAAACCATCGGAATTTGCCTTAATCATTTCTTCATCCCACTTTAAATATTCCTTCATTAGAAAGGTCTTACTGAACTCTGAATTGTTAGAAAAGTTATTGTAATTATTCTGTCTGGTTTCCAACAAAGATTGGTTCATTTGTTCTTTGTATTCATTAGGTGGTGTCATTACAACATTAATGTCATTCTTTTCAATATCGAATTCACGTTTTAACCCTTTGAATTCAAGGTGAACCATAAACATTTCAGTAAACATCTGACAGAATTTTTGTTGGTGTCGTTCAAGGAATTTAGCCCAACGTATCTCATCAATAGTGATTTCTGACGTATTTGAACCCTGAAATAAAGTATCACTTGATCGTCTTTCTTCTGAATTTGTCACTCTTGATATAGGATATTTCAGAGCAACGTATAGTTTACGTGCAAAGTAATATAAATCATCAAGTTCAGAAAAACCGGATGGATTACCACCAACAGAACTAATACTTGACCCTCTACCATCAGAAGATTGAGGTAAGAAATAATTCTCAATAAGACTGGTGATATTTGGTTGATTTTTAAGTGTTCCTTGTTGAGAATCAAACTCAACTTTCTGGGAGAGTTTTCTCTTGATTTTCTCAACGAATTTCATCGCTTTATCTCTCGGCATCGCACCAGTATCAATATTAAATACCAATCTTTCCGGTGACCGGACAATTCGATATATAACGATACTGGTTTCAATCAATTTCAACTGATTGAATGGTTGTTTTGCCTTCTCAAGATAACCGATAATATTCTTTCTATTACCAGCATATATACCATAATTGATATAACTGATTTGTTCTGGATAGAATACGATAACATCGTCACTAGCCTCAGCTTCTTCAATTGATTCTGGTTCCTTCACATTTTGTTTCTTGTACTGATAAAATACTTCTATCTTTCCCGTCACCCTATTGATTTTGTAATCCATCGTTTCAGTAGGCAATTTCTTTATATTAATAATGCCTTGTGATGGTTTTGCTTTGTTGATAACTTTCTCAAGATACAACTCAGCATCTACAAAATAGGTTCTGACGTAATCAATGATATTGTCATTGATTTTTATATTCTTATGAAACAGTTCGTCAAACTGTTCGGTAAGATTGTCCATAATATTTTGATTATCTGCAATGTCTTTTTTAAGGACTTCAAAGGATAATATTTTACCCTCAATATCCTCTTGTGTAGACTCAATACAAATATCATCAACCACAGAAGAGATTTCAGGCATATCTGCCATAATTCTGTAATTGGTTATTTTGGCAATCTTACTTGAGAATTGGGTATTGATGAAGTTATTGTAGAAATTATTGAATGATGATATGGACTCTTTACCATAACCAATATCATAAATATCTTCAAAACCTTCACCACGGGTGTTCTCAAGATATTTCTGAGTAACACCACCTGCACCCTTATTCTTGAAAGATTTGGTACTTTCAGTAATAGATTCTTTGCTTTTAAAAAAATTAAACATATTTATTTTCCTTATAATGTTTTAATTACATATGAACCATAATAATTTGGTTTATTACCAGTATAAAAAGGTGGATATCCAGAAGTTCCACCATAATCGACATTACAATCAGGATATACATTATTAATGGCATTTAAACATGAATCAACACAATTCGCCCCATGACCACAACTGATATTCATGAGAGTGTTCCCTGTTATGGTACAATAACCCCTTAATGATACTCTCGCATTATGAACTGCACGAATACCAAAATTTTCATTATTGGTAATATCCGTTTTTTTTGTTTCATCATCAAAATCACCATAAACAAGAAGACTGCATACATTAGAAACATATATACCAATCTCATTATATTTAATACTACAAATACATACAGAAACAGAACTACTACTATTAATGCTAAGGCCAGAGTAATCAGCATTTTTCATAGTGCAGTTAGAAAATGATCCAATTGAACCACTATGTATACTAACACAATTCCAGTTGTGATGCAAATTATCAGACAACATATTAAAATCACAATAATGACACGCTACATTAATATTATTCAAAACCACATTCGTTCTCCAACTACTATCGTTTGTTGATGTTGTGTGTGAATTATATCTAATATTACAAGTCCATAAACTCAACAT